TATGAGTTATTAATTGGATTATATCGTAAGGAACTAAAAATGTCAAGCCTATTCCAAACATTTTTAGAGGGACGATATTCCTTAATCCAATCGTATGGATATATTTAGTAAAGTTAAAACTTGTGCTTTGAATTATTTTTCGTGTTTCACTTTATTATAAAATACTAATATAATTTAATTATTAGAAACTTTTAAATGATATGAAGATTCATCCACATTTGACATGGCGTATCTCAACATTTGTGTGCAAAATGGTTGAAAATTTTTTGTTGTAAAACCAGTTTTGGTGCATATTGTATCTAAAAATAATAAACACATATATTTACTAAACATAAAAGAATGATGATTTTTAACAGTACATACCTTAGATTCAAAATTACTCAATTTCTTAATAACATCTTTATCTTGTATTTTATGACTATTTTTATCATGACTAGCATATTTTTTATACAATTCAAATATCTTTAAAAAATCTGGATTTCTAAATTTTATTTCTGACCATTTACTACTTTCACCACCACCTATTTGTTTTTTTAAATATTTCTCCGTATAATAATTAACAGCACCACCGCCTATTTTACCTTGAGCGGCAAGTGAACCTTTTACTTCTCCTTGCCAACTTTTTGCACCATCGAATGTTCTTAATTGCATCCTTTCACCATTACTAAAATTAAGGTATATATCACTTGAAGAAAAAAAGTCATCTACGGTACCTTTAGGAGTTAATCCAAAAGAAAAATTATTTATTTTTACTTTTTCATTGTATTTTCTCTGATTTGGTATATTTAATTCTTTTGTATTTGCATTATCAGAAACTTTTTTTAAAGATACTCCTAAAAGTTTACCATCTCTAGCAAGT